GTGAAAGGTATTACTCCCAAGAGCTTTGAATTGGTTCTGCTCCATCACTTGCTTTAGCAAAGTTAGAAGTCATAAACCAATCAGTTCTTGTTACTGGATGAAGTACAAAGTTACTATTATCTTCCTTTACATAAACTAAACCTTTATTAGAATCTACTGTTATAGTAGCTTCTCCAATAGTAAGATTAAATTTCTTAACTCCACCATTAGTTACAGGATAGTCTGTACCTCTAAATGTAAAAGTCATAGCTTTACCATCAATAGTAATGGGTTCATAGTTACCTTCTTCAGCAGTTACAAATACTTTACCTTGTTTTACATTAGATGGAATTTCTACATACTTAGTACCATTGTCATTTTTAGAAGTCCATTGATACTGGCAGAATACATCTAAGTTAATAGAGCTATAGTCATTAGGCAATACATTGCTAAGAGCAGTACAATAAGATTTAAAGTTAGATACTCCCATGAGTCCTTGTTTCAACTGTTCTTCAGTTACAAAACATTTCATCAATTGAGAAATCTTAGCATTAAACTCATTAAATGCTGCTTTCATCTCATTGCTTCTTGGGTCAGTAACCTTATTGCCATTTTTATCAATAGCTTGAGTTACAGGAAATTGACGCCAGTTTTTAACTGTTCCTCCATTAAATTCAAATGAAATATCCAAACATTCTTGTGCTGCACCATCTTTACCACCATTGGGATTAAATTCAAACTTAGTCATAGTAACTCCTTGATTTAAACCAAATACCATTGAACTTGATGATGACTTTTCATCATTTGCATATCCGTACATACTTATAAATTTTTAAATGAAAAATAAAATATAAAAAGGGTTATAAAATTACAACTTCTTAGTTGAAAGAAATAGGGAAAAGGGTTACTTTTCCCTAATATTCCTTAATTAAATATTGAATCTTCTACTTCAATACTTTCTACCTCTTCCTCAGTAGGATTAGTAATGTCATTTATTACTGGTGTAACTTCAGTTACCTCAGTTACTTCATTAACTTCAACAACTTCAGAAGTAACATCATCTACTATTTCAAATAGTACACTTACTTTCTTAGTTTTTCTACCCTTCAATTGAGGATGTTGAAACAATTGTTTTAGTTGAGGATTAGTCAGAGCATATTTATCTCTGATTTCTTCTCTTGACATGCTGTTAGCTAAGTCATTTAATACTGAACTGATTGTGATTTGAATCTTTTCCATGATTAATACTGTTTTTGAGATTTAAAAATTGTTTTTGATTTTACTTCTTTAATAGTTACAGCTATTGAACTGTCTTGACTTGGTGATGCACTATATACAAGACATACTGTAGTTGTTCTTTTAACTTTTTTTCTTTTACTCGCCATCATAATATTTGTTTACTTGTTCAATTACAAAACCTAAATCATTAGGGATATAGAGTGAAAACATACCTGCTGCAGATTTAGCAGGATATCTACCATCAAAATTAGTTACAAACTGTTTGATAGCTTTCTTGTTCTTACTATCAAAGTCTTGAGTGCCATATAAAACTATATCAAACTTACCCTCTAAAGAAATATATTGGTCAATCATTTTACCAACAGTTTTAGCTTTATAAGAAGTACCAAAGTTATTTTGTACTTCTTCTGGATGAGTTAATATAATTACATTGCCTTTAAACTTTTGAATAGCTTTAAAGATTTGACCAATGAAATAGCCAATGTCAGAAAACTTATCAAAGCCACTAGTTTTAGCTTTGTCCATATAATAATCTGCCATTAGATATTGAAAGTCATCAATAACTAAGTTTTTAATTTCAGGTTTCTTCTCATTAAGTATAGAGATTAAACCTGCTACTGCCATACCATCATTGGTATCTACATAATTACCACTTGATAAATCCTTACCTTCTATTGCTTTATAAAGTTTTCTCCAACCTCTTGATGGAAAATCTTTACCACTTACATTTACAATAAAAGTTTCTTTAGGATTTAAACCTGTGATTCCAAGTTCCTCACTTGGACAGATAGAAGTACTTTTGCCGAAACCTGATTCAGCAATTACCATAATTTTTGCCATTGCTTTGTTTTTAAGATTTAAAATATAATTCTCCTGGTCTTAAATAACCATTTGAGTTTTGATTTTCTACAATAGTAATCATCAAACCTCTTTTCAATCCATCAAGATAATATGGTGCATACTCATCTTGAGATTGTTCAAGTTCACTCATTACTTTAGAAGAATCTACTACTGTACACCCATAAATAGGTGTATGAGTATTACCATACATCTGTACTCCTAAATGTTGAGGACATTCTGTATCACGAGATTCTACAAGGTGGATAGACCTATAGTTAGGATATTCATCTAATGGATAACCAAAATGTGTAGTTAATCCATATTTCTCATCAGTAGGATTAAAGAGTGTAAGCAGATAATCACATTCTTCTGATAGATTACCTGAATCTTTTACATCTTCACCAGTAGGATAAATATACTCACCATTAAACTTAAGTCTTTCTATATTAGAAATAGACCTATTAAGATGCACAATGTGTACAAATGTAAAATGACAGAAGTTTCTTAGTTCTACTGTGTATTCTATCCATTTGTCCATGTTTTCTTTCATAGAGTAACCTCTTTCTCTTTTAAGCTTACGAATATGGTCAGTAATAATTATAGTTCTCTTTTGCTTATTGGCTATGTTATAGCCTATCAATCTTTTCTTAGTAACCTTTTTACCTTCTTCTATTGTATCATAATCCTGATATATAAACTCACCATTCTTTTTAGCATAAGCTAGAATAGTATTTCTCATACCAGTAGGATTATCTCTATCCTCCATAAATTGTATAATACCCTCTTTAATTTGCTGACCTCTATGGTCATACTCACCAAAGAATGGTATTATCCTATTTTGATAAATCTCTTGAAGTATAACTTTATGTTCTTGAGTTAAAGGAATTATCTCTCCATTTCTGTCTTGTAGTTTACCTAACAAATACCTGGAACTTAAAGGATACTCTTCATCATTATGAATAATAGATTGAATCTTGTAATCATGATAGAAAAAGAATGAAGCAAAGTCAAATTCTTTCTTGACTCTGTCAATCTCATAAGAAAAATAGATTAATGCAATTGGAATATTTTCTTTAATGCAATGTAATATAGGATGAATAACAAAACCAAAATCTACAAGTGTAGACTTACCAACCTTTGGACCTGCAGCTACACCATATATAGCTTTCTTTTGAACACCATCTATAGCTCTGTCTAATGGTGGTAAACCTGTTGGTAAACCTTTATTCTCTCCTTCCTGACCTTGCTTTAATGCCTCAAGGAAATTCATTATTTCATTATTTTATTATTAGGGTCAATCTTATTCTTAGATTTGATTTCTAATACTCTGTCTACCCATTGTGATAACATAGACATTTTGTAATTACCTTGACCATCATAAATAAATCTCTCTGCAGTTTTGACATATTGAGGTTCAACATTCTTTAAATACATTGCAGTAGCTTCCAATACATCTTCTCTTCTAACATGTGGATTTTCAGAAAAGAATAATTTCATTCTCATCACACATGTTTTCTTAGAACCTGCTCTTTCTTTGTTCTTAGCTGCAAATAATTCTCTGTATTGATTAACCCAATCCCATACTGAATCTACATTTTGACCATCATAGAGAGGTAAATGCCATATAAGAGTATTTGTTTTATAATCTCTTTCTACAATACCAAGATTATTAATAACTCTTATAGTCTTTTCAGATATACAATCAGATTCTATATTGTGAAATACAGACAATAAGTAAAGTACACTTTCATTGTTATCCACATCATGCTCCTCAAGCAACTTGAATATTTCTTGATTAATCTTCATGTTCTAAATTTTTAAGTGATTGAATAACTAATTTGTTTATTTCTTCTGAAATCCATTCCATTTGACTTTCAGGAACATGAACTAACAAAGCAAACATTTCAGCCATTAACGCTACATTATCAAATGTATAACTATGTAATAGTTCTTTATCTTCTATAGTTGCTTGCCTGGAAATAGATGTCATAAAATTCTTAACTACAGTTCTAAGATTTAAAAATTTTACTTTGTTTTGACCTTTCATCTTAGTAGGTTCTAATTCAGTAATGGCATACAAAGTACCATTTAACATTGTTAATAATAGATATATCTTAGCTGCTGTAACTGTATCTAAATTTTCAATCTGCATATTCTTTCTGTTTTTGTTGTTCTTTAATCAAAATGTCATAATCAAGAATATTTGAGCAATAGCATCATCTTCCATATTACACATCCTCATAACTTTTTGGATAGCAGATTCTTCAGAACTTTTCATCTGATGAAATATGCCAACTTTAAGATTAGGAAATGTGATGCCCATATTAGTCATTTCACATACTGCAAGCTTATTTGTTTCTCCTGACATAAAAGATTCTAATACTTCAGGAGTTGATTTAGAATGGTAACCTGAACCTAATTGGTCAGCTATTTCTGTTCTTGCAGTAAATATTAAGCATCTGTCAAATTTAGCAATAATTTTTGATACTGCTTCTAATTTTGTTTTAGAATTGTAAATTAAATTTGCTCTTTTAGATGCAAATTGCATTTTAACTGCATTCATTTTAGGATTATTCCATGCTGCTCTTTTAAACTTATTGAATTGCTCTGTAAGATATTGATAATTAAGATATTCAGTAGTCATAAACTTAACATCTTTACTACCTGCTTCTATGTACTTATCTTTATTGTCAAGGGTTACAGGAACTAAATTAATCTCATAGTTAGCAACAATACCATCTTTAACAGCTTCTTCTAAAGTATATTTAAAAATAGTTTTTAAATCTAATTCCTGTTTTAATTGTTTTTCAGTTTCTTTAGAAATAGAACCTGATACACCTAATATAGGACCATTATAACCTTGTAATATTGCTATTTGAGCATTAGATAAAGTATGTACTTCATCACAAATAATGATGTCATACATGTTCAAGTCATTTTCTTTAGCTAAACTTCTTTGATTAATGATAGCTATTGGAATATTTACACCCCATTTGCTTAATTCTGTTGTCCAGGATTCTTGAATAGAATTATATGGAACAGTAATCAGAATCATTTGAGGACTTTGTAATACATTAATAGCATCACATACAATCTTTGATTTACCAACTCGTGGTGCAACATTAATAATACCTCTAAAATTATTAAAGCATATCTTCTGTGTTGCTTGCTGCTGTATTTGATTTCTCAATTCCATTGATTATTTTTTTAATTTGTATTAAGTAATATTCTAAATTTAAATTTTCTATGATTTCTGTTGTGCTTATTTGGGATAAGTTATTACATACTGTAGTTTTCCATCCTGCTTCAATTTCTGTTTCTCTCCATTTATCAGGTTTCTTAGCAAGTGGTGGCATTATTTTTATAAGAGATACACCTGTATTGGTAACTACATACCTTACTAATCTTTGAAGAGGTATATCTGTATCAGTTCTTGCTACAAGTTCATGACCTTTTTGTACTTTAGCTCTCATAAAGAAATGAATAAGGCCATTTTCTTCTATATCCTGAAGAATATATTGCTCTGGTTGAATACCAGATATAAAATATGCACTTATAGCTTCATTAATAATTAATGCAGAATGATTTTCATGTAATTCTAATTCCTTGTGAGTTTTAAATGCTGCACCTTTTCTCTTAACTTTATTATCAGTAGATATAGCCATGTAATTAGATACATCTTTGATAATCATTTTAGAATAAAATACATATTCTAACTTGAGTTTAGTTAATTGTTCCCACCAGTCTATAATAGCAAATACTTTATGTAAATCTCCTTTTAATAGTCTTACAGTAACACCATCAGTATTAGCTTGTAATAATGTAGATACTTCCATAAGTTTCTCAGCTAACATACAAATTAGTAATTGACCATTGATGGTAATAGCCATAGTATATTTAGGGTCATAAAATGCAGAGTGTTCTGAATTAGACTTACCATACACACCATTCAATTCAAGCTTAATAGAGCCATTCCATACACTACCTTTAGGATATTGACCTCTTTCATCATATCTTTTCTCATAGATGTCACAAAATTCTATTCCTAAATGTTCAGGATATAGTTTATTTTTGATTGCTAAATTAGGATAATATGAACTTACATCAATATCAATAATGATATAATCTTCATCAGCTTCATATAGTCCAGGTTTAGTACAACCATGAATACCACCAGTACCAAATACAAATTCAATATCCTTGTATAGTATATTAAGATTCTTCTGAACTCCTTTAGTTTTATGAAGATTATAATGACCTTCAATCACAGAGAGTTCATCAAATGGTATTTCAGAAAATACTTTATAAGTTCCCTTGATTATTTTAGATTTAAAATATGTAAGTAGTTTCTGAAATCCTGTGGTTTCAAATTCAACATAAGGAAATATAATATCAGATAGTTGGATAGTATCTCTGTATGTCTTTTGAGTAAGCTTATCTGCACCTATTTCTTTAGCTAATTTAAATGCAAAACTCTTTTCACCAATTTTAGGAGAGTTCCATGACATCATATCTATATTGTATTCATTAGATAGAGATTCACGAAGTTGTATAGCTTCTTTAGAGTAGTTATATAGTTTAAGTGTAGCTTCAATATCATTCCAACAATATTCTATTACTGAATCCATTTCTGGTGTAGTTAGAATATGAGTATGATGGTATGGTAACTCTTGTATGTTAGTCATTTGAAATGCAAACTGTAATTGCTTTAATGAAGCTCTTCTTGCATCATTGTCAAAATGATGCATTAGCATTAAATCTACATTCTTTACTCCAACTAATCTTTTTTGAAACATATTGTATTTGTCATCTGTAATGAGTTTATCAGAGTGTTGTTTCAAGGTAGCTACAAGTTGTTTACCTTTTAAATGAGTTAATGAGAGTAATTTTTGTAGCATTTTGCCATCATAGTTAATGCAATTAAATCCAAATAATCTTATATCAGATTTTAGAAACTCTATCAATTGCATTCTTTCATCTTTTCTTGGAGATATTTCAAATGATATTTTTTCTAATGTACTTGTGTCTTGTGCACATAATAGAAAATAGTTAAGAAATATCTCAATGTCATACACATAGTCTATCATAAGATTAATTATAAGGATTATTACAAATAAATGGCTATAGAAAAAAAAGAGGAAACCCTAAAGTGATATACACTCTAAAG